CACCATAGTATTACTTGAAAAGGTGATACTGTATTGTCTGCTACTAGATCAACCATCATGCAAACACAGGTAATCCCATTGTTGCTGTGATACCTGTAGCGAACATGAATGTTATGAATGGGATGTAACGTACTGACATAGGTCTACTATAAACCTCCATGACTTCGTGATAGTTCATTATACAAAACCGGGAATGAGTTGACCTGTTGTTAGGTATGCTCCAATACCTGCGATGATACCTAGCATTGCTAGTCTACCATTAAGTCTCTCAGCAACGATTTTTTGTGCTTCTACTTCTTTTTTATCTGATGGATACATTAGAAGATACCGGGGATGATTTGTCCTGTTGTTACGTAAGCACCTACTGCTGCTACGAAACCAAGCATTGCTGCCCAACCATTAAATCTTTCTGCTTCTGGAGTCATTGTTTTTTACCTTTAGTGAATGTGAATTGTTTTGAGGGTTAGAATCCTAAGATTCCACCAAAGAAAAAGTTACCTGTAGTTACATAGGATATGAATCCTGCAACTAATCCTAGCATGGCAAGTCTACCATTGAGTCTCTCAGCATTCTTGCCGTATCCCTCGTAGTTTTCTACCAATCGTGGTTGCACTTCAGTTGGAAATGCATTTTGGCGTCCGCCAGATTCAGTTGTAACTGTCATAAACTTTTTGTTATACATTAATATATAGTGTAACAAAAGTTTACACTATTGTCAAGTATCTAAACATTTTGATCTCAACATAGAGAAAAGACTCCCTTATAAGTAATATAAGAGAGTCTTATATAAGTTATGTAACAGTATTGTAACAGTTAGAACTTATACTTTAATCCACTTTTGATTTCGTATTTTGCATCTCCACCATCATTTGATGTGTACTTGATGGATGCTTTAGCACCAACTGAATCTGTGACAGCAAAACCTAAACCAGAAGCAACAAAGAATTCTGTATCAGCATCTCCACCGTCAGGTGTAGTTGTGATAGGACCTCCTTCTACAAAGTACTTAGAAGTACCAACTGTACCTTCGTAACCGACCTTACCTGTAAATTCGATTGAAGAGTAGTCAGAACCTGTGAACTTAGTTTTTGTGTCGATACCGACATAAGGACCTGCCAATACAGGTGCTGAGAATGCAGAGACTGCTGCTACTGCTAAGAGTGATTTAAACATTTTTGTTTTTATTTTCTCGCAAGGAAAAACCCCTGCGGATGTTAGACTACCCCGACATGGGAGTCTTTCTACGCAGGGGCACGATTTTTTCGATCCCTTTGTACAGTATATAGTATAAGACTATACAGTATTTTTGTCAACTCCTCTAAGAACTGAAAATCCTTTGACTTTTTTGAATTCAATTATAGCGTTGAATTTCTCTACTAACTCCTGTTTATGACTGATAACAAAGACGTTAGCATCTTTTATAACATAACGAATAATTTTTAGAAACTCATCTGTTCCTAGACCATCAAGTGAGGAATCAAACACTTCATCCATAATAAGAAGATTAGTTACAACACTATTTTTCATCTTTGCTATCTCTCTCCATGTGAATAGAAGAGCAAGGTCAATCCTCATCTTCTCTCCTTCAGAGAATGATGGGTATGAAAACTTATCGTGTATAGGTGACTCTATTTTCTCGTTGAACTCTTCATCAAGTGTAAAGTTGATGTAGAAGTCCATCATCTGTAAGTACTTGTTGACCTGTTGATTGATGAGAGGAATATATTTCTTGATGATAGAACTCTTGACACCATCATCCTTCAGCAATATATTTGCTTCTTGATAGTATTCGTAATTCTCTTTTAGATCTCCATAATCAGCAAGGACTTGTTTCAATGATGCCTTGTATTTACTTAGTTTCTCATGTTCAGAATTTCTGTTTTCAAGTCTAGTGGTAATAGTTTGAATTTCTTGTTCGAGTTTATTAGATTGTTTTCTTGATCCAGTAATGCGAACATTAGTTTGAGAAATTTCATTTGATAGATCGGAGATCTCTTTTTGTATAGAAATAAATTGCTTCTCTCTAGATTCTGCATCTGAGATAGCATCTTCGATTTCTTGGAGGTTATCCTTGAAACCGGAGATAGTTTTTTCTAGTTGGTCAATCTTATTTACACGAAAGTCTTCATGTATAGTTTGTGTACATGTAGGGCATGATACATTGTTCGTAAAGAAGTCTCTTTCCTTCGTAGAATTTGTGTGTTTAGACTGTAACTTTCCTTTATATGTTCCTAGTTTTCTTAGAGTTTTACCTGCATCTGTATAATCTTTGATTCTTTCTTCTTTCATCTTGAGATCATATAGAAGATTATCTACAAGATTTTGATACTCTTCCATTTCATCTTCAATATTCTGTATCTCTTGTCTCTTCGTACTTATCTCTTCTTGCCCACTCTCTTCTATAGACTTGATAAAATTTTGCTGCATGACAATCTTATCTGCAACACTTTCTTTTTTTAGATCTAGCGTCTGTAATTTAGTTCTAACACCCTTAACTTTCTCTTTTAGGATGTCTGACATGGTAGAGAAAACTCTGATGTCTAGAAGATCTTCTATAACTTCCCTTCGATGCGGAGCACTAAGTTGCATAAAGGGAACGAAAGAAGCAGACCCAAGTATAACAATTTGAGTGAACGATTTGTAGTTGAGTTTGAGTATTTGCTCTTCCAAAGACTTCTGTTGATCTTGTGCATTAGCATCCTCATTGAGTTTATTTCCATTTCTTTCTATAATAAATTTGTTTGGTTTGATTCCTCTAATAATTTTGTACTGTGTACTATGAACAGAGAAGTCTAGTTCTACAAGACAATCTTTATCATTAGAAGAGTTTACAATTTGACTCTTAGTAATCTTACGGAAAGGTTTATTGAACAATGCAAAACATAAGGCATCAAGTATGGTCGATTTTCCTGCACCATTTTTACCTATGATAACTGATGTGCCATGATCATTCAGTGAAATTGTGGTAAATTGATTTCCTGATGATAAAAAATTTTTATATTTTATCTCTTTGAATTCAATCATTATCTTCTACTGGAATTACAATGTCATCCGGTGATATTATAGTATATTTCACCTTTGCTCGTTCACATGATGCAATAGCAATTGTGTCTTGTACTTCTACCACATCCATCTCAATATTACCTTTTGCTTCGAGTTGAATTCCATACCTCTCACAATCATCATGTTCTTGAAAAAGAAAGACTACTTTCTCTCCATTACTATCTTTGACTGCATAGGCACCCTCATCTTTATATCCTTTAGGAGCAAGAATCCACATTAAATTGTTACCTCACATGCTTCTTTATACATGTCCTTGAGAAGAGATTTGATTCTGTTTTTATCGAGATCAGTCTCTAGATCATCTACAAATTTATCTAACAGTGTCACAGTATCCTCAGTCTGTTCTACTATTGTATCATCTAATTGAGATCCGTCAATCTTTTCCACAATCTTGAGATCGTAAGGTCCTGCATGAGACAATGCATCAATAAATCTTTCATACTCTTTCTTATTTGACTTCTGAAATACAACAACCTTTACAAACATATCTTTATAATCTTGAAACTTAAATAATTGTCTAGGAGTATCGTTATACTTGATAACTTTGTACATCTGGTAAGGGTTGTTGACTGGTTCTAGTTCTAATGTGTCGGTATCAAATATGTGAAATCCACGATTATCGTTACAATCATTCCAGTATAACTCATATGGATTACCTAGATAAGATATAGTACCATCTGTGGAACGAGTATGATAATGACCAGAAAAGGTTTTAGTAAATTTTTTGAAAGGGAGAGCATCATGACCATCTTCCATTGTATATCCATGATGTGCAGAGAATCCATTGAGTTCGAGGTGACCCATACAGACTTTGGCAGCAGATCTTTTTATAATGGAGTAAGTCCTTTCACTATCATCTGAAGTTATCCAAGGAACAAATAATACTTTGAGTTTGTCAAACGTTCTTTCTTCTGGATTGACAATGACATCTATATTGTCATACTCTCTAAGTATTAAATCTAATGTATTGATCTCATTTGTATTTTTATAGAATGCAGTATGATTGCCAACAATAGATGTAAGTTTACATCCCATATCTCTCAACTGATCGAAGTAATTTCTCTGTGCCCAGTCTAAAGAATATAAATCAATACCTTTTCTAGAATCAAAAGTATCACCCATATCAATGACAGTGGTAATACCACGTTCCTTCAATGTAGGAAAGAAAATATTATCATAGAACTTTCTAAAGTAACTATGAAAATGCTTTGATCCTTTTTTGAAACCAAAGTGTTGATCGGTAATAATAGCAACCTTCATCTATTAGTATTCCTTGATTGTATAGCATCTTTGATTGAATTATATTCAGATGATTTACCTTCCTGATCGGCAGTCATGACTTCATCAAAACCAGATCTTTCAATTATTTTTTGTTTTATTTCTAATTGCTTCTTTTCTTTTTGTATTCTACGTAAAAAAGCATAGTGTATTATCTGTGTAAAATATGCAAAGGGATTCTTGGATTTATCAGGATCAAAGTTATTGATATACTGAACACAGTTCTCTATACCATCACATATCATATCGTCTTTGAACATATAGTTTACAAAATTTGGTTTGTATGATAGGTGTGTAGCAATTTTTAAAAAACACTCACCAAGATAATTTGTAATTCTTGGTTTTGGTTTTCCTAATTTCTCTGCCTCTAAGATATCAAGTTTATATGCAACAATAGCAGCAAGGAACTCCTTGTTATTCACATAATGCTCTGATCTTTTTCTCACCATCTTATGTATTGATTATGTTCATATTATAGCATAGCTTGACAACCTTGTCTATTCTATGTACAATAACTCTGTAAGGGTTCAAGGGATGGGTATATTAATTAATTCTTAGATTTATAGAGTTTCTCTAGAATATCTCTCGCTTTAGATACACTATTGATGTATCCCATATCTTTAGTTAGATCAGGATTAGTTGCTTTGAACCCATGTTCTATTAAGTCTTTATAGGTATTTATTAATTCAGTGCTATTAATTTGTGATATAGTGATTACTTTCTTTAGTGAAATTACAAAGGTATCATCATCTGTTAATTTCATCCACGGTTCAAACTTATACCCCATGGGTATATTCGTTCCAGAGGAACGAATTTCTTCACATACCACTGGATTTGACACAACTATATCTTCTGGGACGCCACTATTATCTACCATGACCAACGCTAATATTTCTTCTCCACTTGTAAGTTTTAATGAAGCATAAAACTCATCATAAGGTTCATCCGATTTTGATTTGGAGGATTTCATAGTTGAATTTTTCTTCGTTGTAGTATTTGATCCTTTCGATCAGGTGGTTTAGTGTGTAATTGTTTCTCGACCCCTTTTTCGTATCATCTGCTATGTCAAACAATGTTGCACTCACCTTGTTGTTTCCTTTTCTTAGAACTCTACCAATAGATTGAAGTGTTCTAATTCTAGACTTGCTAGGGGAAGCAAAGATAATGTTGTGCAAATTTTTGATGTTGATGCCTGTTGAGAATGTGCCGAATGATGCTACTATTATAGCATCTTTTTCAGTCTCAGTAATCCTTCTGACTTCTTCTCGTTCTTGAGCATCCACACCACCATGAACAAAAAATACCTTTCGGTTACCAGTATTTATGAGATCAAAAAGAACTTGTCCATGGGTGACAACCCTACTATAAAGTATCAAAGTATTACCTTTCAAGTCATGAGCAAGGTTCTTGATGAACTTATTTCTCTTTTCGTTATTGATAATATATTGAACTTCATCCTCATAAAGATCAAACTTCTGAGGTCCATGCTTCATAAGTAAAACTTTGATGTTTAATTTAGCGAGATATCCTGCATCTTGTAATTTTTTAGTGCTGATAATTTTATATGATGGACCAAACAATCCTTCAAGTACCCATTTATGAGTCTGTGTGCCATCAAGCGTACCAGTAAAACCATATCTATACTTTGTGTCTGCCATTTTAGTCATGATATTCACTAGTGATTTTGATTTGAATTGATGTGCTTCATCACCTATTACCACTTGAAAATTAGCAAACCACTTACGGTCTAATTTGTATATACTCTGCCATGTGGAGATTATAACTGATTGTTCAGTATTTCTTGGTGCACCACCATAAATTTTATAACAATATTTTTGTGCATCCCAACCATAATCTTCAAAATCTTTGTACATCTGTTCTACAAGTGATGTGGTAGGAACAATCAATAGTATTTTTCTATTGTTTTCTACATGATATCTACAGATAGAATAGATCATCAGCGATTTACCTGATGCAGTGGGTGATATAAGCAACCTTCTATTACGTCTCAGAGCGTCTGTAACACCTTCTACTTGATAATCTCTAGGTTTATACTTGGATATAGTTGTCAGATAGTCTCTGACGCCTTCCTCTGAGAATGAATCATTCTCTTCGTAAGGCAATCCATAATGTTTATTTTCTTCAAACTCAAATGTATATGAATATCTCTCACAAAAAACT